CGGATCTTGCTCATTTGAGAAAATGCGTAGCCCCGAAGCTTGTGCATCGCCCCTTTGTGCAGGAACAGGCGCCTGTTACTTCTCACATGCTCGGCGATCTTGGTGGTGTGTAGAATGCAGCGTCGTGGCAAGAACAACACATCGAGAATATTGGGATTGTTCTCCATGGCCAGGTGGAAAAAATCCACGATGTTGTAGATTGAAAAATCAAATTCCTTACCTTCATCGGGCAACTTAACGTGATGCTCGCTCCACACACGAAATCTCTGCTCTTGTGTACCAAACCCATAGATTCTTCCACCATCAGAGAAGGGGAACACAATCTCACAAGGAGGGATCACAAAGCCAAAACAATCCATGTCTGAGGTGTCACCGCTTACACCATAGGCGGCACTGCCAGCATACCCCAAGAATTGAGTGTTGTCAGGCAGCCACCTGGGCGGATGGATTTGATTGCGTTCAATTAGTTTGTGCAATAGCATAGACAACACTCCCGTTGTGTTGGGTAACATAGCATCAATTCTCGGGTGTGTCAAGCAAATGATTTAGGGTTTAGCGATCATCTCGCAACGCTCGGTAGACCTTGGCACTCCGGCTGCCTCGCAAGATCACTGTGTCCTTGCCCAAACGCCAGTGCTCTCGTATCCATTCTAAACAGGCCAACACAATCCATACTGGCCATATCAAGATCATCAACAGTAAAAATCCAGAGAGCATGCCCAGTTGACCCAAAGTGATGTCATTTCCTTGTCGCCACTCGGAGACAATATCAAACACAACCACCGCTAGGCTAAGGCATAATCCTGTAGCCAAATACGCAGCTATCCACAACAACGGTGTCACCACTCTTTCTCCCAATCAGCTGTCAAATTTCTCAAAACTTTGGCACTCTTGCTGCCACTTAGCAGTACTCTTTCGGTGCCAACCTTCTCATAAACACTACCTTTTTGAAAGAGAACACCGTGTTCAATTTCAACATCTCCTGTGCGATATGCCGCCCACACCAGCACGGGCAGAATCACTCCCAAACTGCTGAACAGCAGTATCGTTACCACCAATCTAGCCAACTGCCTGTAGGTGAGGTCATTTCCTAGATGATACTCTCGCCAAATGGTCCACAGCAAGAAAGCTACACCCAAAACAAGTACAGCCAGCTGTGTCGTCTGAAACAACCACAACAACCAAGCCAACATCTATACCGCCAACATGATCAAACCCACAAACAGAAGGCAAACTCCAGTTTGCAGCATGCGCCTCATGATCAGTCGCTGGCCCACGGAGAAACTTTGCGCAACAGAATCATTGCTGAGCAACACCACTGGCGTAAGCAAATTGATGGCACCAAACGCTACTAGAAATGCGGCCAACTGTTTTCTCTCTCTACCTACTGTGTGTTATAGCACACACTGATAGTCTGTCAAACACTGTTTGGCCAAAATTGATGGTGTGTTCTGTTGGCACAAACAGCAATCCACCGCTACAATTCTACACAAACAGCAGAATCAATATGGCGGTGAATGGGTTCCGCTGGCGGAAGGGATGGTACTCCATCAGGAACGCAAACAAATCGGTGAATCTCTGCTCACCGGACCGGGAAGCACCGCTGTCTGCTATGCAACAAAACTCTCCAGCGCGAACCCGGAATATCAAGCCCAGTAGCAAAATAGGCTCAAATCATCTTCGCAGTGTGAGGCACTGTGCGTGAAATGGATCGCTCTGTCTGTGCATTGACAACGATCAGGAAAACAGGAGGTTGATTGGGTCTCCTCCAGTTTTTTGCCGCTGCTGAACAATTTTTGTTCGAGATAGGATGTGGGCCAAAACCAGAGAGCACCGAGCAACCACTCTCTCACACTAAGTGACACATCAAAACCCAGTCTCTGCACACTGCCGGGAAACTTTTTATCTCCCTGAAACGCTCAGGGAGAGTATGTTCTCTACTCCAACCAGGAAAAGCCCTACTGTATAATCAGGTGCTTATAAACTATCTACAAACTCTATCCGATCACTGAATGCAAGGTTAAAATAGAGTGCATCATCAAAATAGATTGCCAATATAAAACTCACATTGGGATAGATCCCTCTGTAATACAAACTCCAGTTATCCTCGTTGCTGTTCAACAGCAACCACACGTAGAGATCTGGCCAATGTGACTGAAAGAATTCCATTCTGTCATTGTCATTACTCCTAACTTGCTGAGATTCTTTCATATCTAGATTGGCTGAGAGACTGTAGAAAAACCCATTGGCGTAACGTTTAAACGCATAGATGGGATCAAGTGGGGTCATCCAGGATATCCTCCCAAGCCTGTTGAAATTTCATGTGAGCACTCTCCTCCAGCAGCAGATCAAATGTCCAGTTGTCCGGCACAACAGATCCCAAACTCCAATCTAGACTGTGCTCGTAGTGTTCAAGACTGAATGCGATCCAGGCGTATAGATCCGGAAACGATTCTTGAAACAATTGATAGGCTGAACTCATGCTTCTAGTGAGCTGAATTTTCTCTGTGGTGGTGAGCGTGTCGGCCAAGCGATACACAAATACCCCTCTGCCTTGGCCATACCAAGTGATGGGGCTAAACCGTCTCATCTATCGAGTCTTTCCATGCAGCTTCGAACACCTCGGCTAGGCTCGTGACCAACAGCAAGTCAATGGTGAAGATGGGGCTTCTGTAGCCCACTTCCCATTGATCCCAGCTGGCATTGAGCTGAAGCCAACACCATAACTCAGGAAAGTGGTGACGGAACCACTCTCGCCGATCTCCATGCACCCATGCCATCTCTCGGATGTCGCGGATGGTGATTTCATCACACAAGGGATATCGAGTGGCTCCACCATCATCAATCCGCTGCCACTTTTCAAGCCTTCTCAACGATGCAGTCCTTCCACGCCTCGTTGAACTGTTGGCTGGCATCTTTTCTCAAACAAAGCGCAATCCTTGAGTTGCTGAGATGTTTTTTGCCGGGCTCCCAAACTGCCCAATCACGCTCATCAAGATTCAGCAGAAGCCAGCAATGCAATTCTGGAAAATTCAACTGAAACAGCGTCAGGAAACTGGCCTCACTGCTGATAGCCATCTCCATTTCTTGATCTGTAATTTGCTCTGTCAATTGATACCAGCATCCGACACCAGGCATTCGAATAGCTTGCCACTTTTCAAACTTTCTCACAAATAGAGTCCTCCCAAGCAGCTTCAAATACCTCTGCTACGCTTGTGTCCAGCAGCAAGTCAACAGTACCTGCTCTCAGTCTGTGGCCCACCGTCCACTCTTGGTCACCTAAGGTGAGCTGAAGCCAGCACCGCAATTCAGGAAAATGGTGACCAAACCATCTGGTCTTTCCTTCATACACCCATTGCATTTTGTCTACGATGGTGAGATCATCACACAAGGGATATCGAGCGGCTCTGGCATCATGATCATCAATCTTGATCCACTTTTCAAACTTTCTCAACGACGCAGTCCTTCCAAGCCTTTTGAAACGACTGGTTGTGGCAGAGATCGTGAATTCCCAGCACCAAGTTCCATTTGGTTAGCTTGAGATACAATCGATATGCATGAAAGCGGTTTTGAGGTAAGGTCAACATCAACCAGGTGTGCAACTCTGGGTAAATTTCCCGGAAGGTGGCAGTGGGGTCTTGCACATCCTTCCACTCAAGCTCTTGGGCCAAAAAATAAACACCAAAATGTCCCCGCCGTTCAAACGGCCAAGGATCAAGCTTGTACATCACCCATCAAATCCTTGAGCATGAGTTTGAAAGTCTCTGCCTGCTCTAGGGCGTCGTCTATGGCCGAATGAGTGTGAGGCAGCCTGCTGAACCAATGCCGTGGCCAACGCTTTTTGGTGCTCTCCCTGTAGGGCAGCCGCAGCATGCACATGGCCATGGTCTTCATGTCCAGCACACTGAAACTGAAGGCACTGCGACCATTGAATCTCATGAGATAATAGTAAACCCAGGTGAAATCAAACCCACTGGGCATACACACAGCCACAGGGCTGCCAGGAAAACTCTCAACCCAACATGAGAAGTGAGGTATGGCTTCCGCTGGGTTTTGACACCAAACTCTTGTTTGATCGTAATACTTTTGATGCTGGGCCCAAAACTCCATGGTCTTGGGATCCTGCGTGGCTTCGGGCAGAAGATCCAGGTTCACATAGTAGGTGTCGAGATTGTTGCCCTGTTCATCAAAGGCCACGCAGCCCAAACTGAGCATGCTGTTGAGGCCTGGGCAAGGGCCATCAGTTTCTACGTCAATACTAAAATAGGTGGTTGTTTTGTTGCTCATGGGTGCATGATAGCATCCCACATCCATATGTCAACCAACTGTTGGCCTGCTGAGAGGGATTTGACCAACTCATTTGCCAATGCAGTTGTTCGTCACTGTTGGCGAACTGGATCTCCACGCAGGCACGTAGAGTCACTTGATCAAAACTGCAAGAGATCTTGGCGCCTGGGTAAACATCTTCTAGCTGGGTTTGCCACACTGCCAATTTGAGGTCTAAGAGAGGATCTCTTAGGTCCAGGACTATTCTTGCGGTGTAGGAGCTCACACAGCTATTTACTGCTACATATCGTTCTTGACGAATCGTTCAGAGAATTGCTGCACATAATAGTCAATATTTTCACGTAGGTGGTCTACCCCTTTGGGAGTGTGCAGCACAGTGGTCTTGAAGATGGTGTTGAGCACCACATCGGGCAACTGCTCCTGGATCATTTGATCGATTGCATCACGCTGAGAGGGCTGCATGTTCTTGCTGGCTGCGCTGAGAGTTTCGGCCACACGCAAGGTGATGGTGGTGGCCAATTCGGCCAGGTTGTCTGCTACTGAAGGATCTGTCATCCTCTAGTGTAGCAGATAGCCTGCCGAGGTTGTCAACTACTCGGTAAATTCAAAAAACACCAATATCGGTGATAAATAAAATGCGACTCGCGGGACTGCCATCCCCAGCCGCTCTAAACGCTATTCAGGAGCATTCAGCTATGTCAAAATTTCAATGCGACAACCCTATTCCTTTTTATGTATACAAAATTACCTGTAGATCAACCGGGCAGTATTATTTTGGTTATAGGAAACGTCATGTCCGTAAGAATCGTCAGCCCGAAGACGATTTGTGGATCCATTATTATACCTCATCAACTGACATCAAAAGATTGATAGATCGATACTCAAGAAATGATTTCGATGCTGCAATTGTATTCAAGGGGTTTGATGCAGATGACTGTTTTTGGGTCGAACAAGATTTGATCAAAACAAATCTAGCTGATCCCTTGTGTATCAACAAAACTTATCATGATAGAGATAAAGGACACAAAGTTTTTGTCGCGTCAAGCCAACCGTGCGACTACTGTCAAAAAGAAATAGGCAGCGGTAATATTCTCAAACATCAAGTTGCATGTAAATCAAACCCCAACAGAGTCTCTAAGACTAGAGATAGATTTCCTTGCAAATATTGCGGTGAGTTGAGAATCCCTGGCAGCTTGACCTCGCACGAAAGATCATGTGCTGCAAATCCTTGCCCGGTAAAAAATATCAATAAGAAGGCGGGAACAGGTCAATGTCAATTCTGCGGCCAGCATTTCAATCGTATCGGATTGAAAAAACATGAGAGAAAATGCGATTTCAATTTAGAATGGACTACCAAAACATTCAAATGCGTTCAATGCGAGAATACTATTGCGAGTAGAAAGCGGTCTACACATACCAAATCTTGTGTAGGTGTGATACGACTTTTGGGATCAAGGCAGTATAAACTACCATGTAGATTTTGCAAGAAATTGATAGGAAGTTGTGCTATCGAACGACACCAAAACAACTGCATTCAAAATCCAGATAGAGTTCAAAAAACATTCGATAAATTACCTTGCATTTTTTGCAATCGCCTTATAGGAGAGATAGTGATAAAAAAACACATGGCTGCATGCCGTAGCAATCCTAGCCATGTGTCTAGAAAATCTAAAAGAGGCACCTGTTATCATTGCAGTGCATCTTTTGGGATGCATGTGCTTCAACGACACATTATCTCTTGTCTTAAAAGACAAGGAACGTAGTGGTGTGATTGCTCACACCACCCCTGATTCAATCACACCTTCGTCGCGTTCGTACCTCACCCATGTACCGTGCTGAGGCAGTATTTTTTTGTTGTAGGGATTGTTGATCAAAAAGAGAGTGTCACAGTAGTTGGGATCACCGTGGTTGTCATCTTCAAGGTCCGTAAACACGATCAGCAGCTTGGGTTCGATGTTGTTCTTTTTGAGCCAATCCCACACACAGTTGATGTTGGTCCCACCACCACCCTTGGGCTCATAGTCCAGCAGTTCGTCAATGTTCTCGCTGTTGAACTCTTGACGATTGTAGAGCCGTGTGTCAAAGGTGCTCACGCCAATGGTAAAGTTGTTGTATTGCTGAGTGATGCCATGAACCTCACTAAGGAAGTCGCGGGCCATTTCAGCACTGATTGAACCACTTTGGTCAATGGTGATTTCAACGTCGATGGTGTCTTCTTTGATCAGCGTAGGAAAGATCACATCTGCTCCCATGTGCCGCCGATTGGGACGATGCCAGCTGTAGTCGCTGGTCAGTTGGCTTTGAATGCTCTGCTGAATGTAGTCGCGCCAATTGATCTTGGCTTCAACCAGGCTGTCAACCAACCGTGCAATAGCAGCCGGCAGCCGGCCCTGCCCAGCTTGTGCAGCTTGCAGCACCTTGGTCTTGAGCTCTTCTCGAATGCCCTTGAGAGCTTCTTCGTCAATTTCGATGGGAATGCCTTGGTTGCCCTTTTTGCCCTCGCTGTTTTGTGCATCCTTGCCCATTTCGATGTGCACGTCCAGCGTGAGCTGCTTCTTGACCTTTCGACGCTGGAGGTCGTCATACACTGCCTCGCTGGTCCAGCCCTCATACCGCTTGTCGTAGAGACCCACTCGCTGGCTGGTGTTGCCTTCACCGTCCTTTACTGGCACAGGCTTGGTAGGCATGGCACCGATCTTTTCGTTGATCAGCATGGCGTTGATCACATAGTCGCCAGCCATGTTCCAGTAGCCGGGATCGCGATGGCTGCGTCGCCCAAAATGGTCGTAGACCACATGCATCACTTCGTGGCTTAGAACGAAGATGGTCTCATCCAGCGACAGCCCTTCAAAAAACTTGCGATTCCAGTAGATCCAGCGACCATCCACTGCTGCTGTTTGACACCAGGTGTTTTCCTCCTGTAGCGGTAGCTGCATCACCAGCGTGCCGAAAAAGGGATTGTTGAACAACAGCCACAGGCGTGCTTTCTTGATTTTGGTCACTACGTCTAGGTTGGCACTCATGCTAGTTCTCCATTACTATTAGTATCATACAGTTTAAACAGCTTGTGTCAACAAAAAAGGAAGGCAACTGCCTTCCTTTTTTGTATCACCGCTCTTAGCCATTCATGCTGGGAATCAGCGCACCATAGCGAGTGACAAAGTTCTTCCAGTTCTTGAGGTTCTGTGGACGAACTGGAGTGTCTCGGGTGTTCTGCATAAACCCGCGAGCTGCCATTACTACCAGCTCGTCTTCGAAGTTGTCCATGCAGAACTGGAAGAAGTTGTCCACATGACGATGCACACTGTCGTGGCTGTTCTTGTCCCCGTTCCCCTTGGCACGCTCGGCCTTGGCCACATCGTCTGTGAGCTCATACACCAGTGCAGTGGTGAGCGCATAACAGATGTCGATCTGCTTCACGTTGAGCTTGGTCACCGTGCCCTCTAGGATGTCCCGTGCGCGGGGCAGATTGGCTGCCTGCCGGCGATAGGTCATAAACTTGATGGCAGGGCCCTCGCCCACTGTGCCCTTGACCAGGTTGCCCAGGATGTCAGCTGGCAGATTGGTTTCAGTGAAGCTGCCGTCAGCGCCACGTTCGTAGAGCAGATCGCTCACAAAGCTCCAGCTGCGCGGTGTTGCAAACGCATAGCTCTCGCGGCGCGGATCAAAGTCAAAGAGATCGTTGCCCTGGAAGGTGAGGTAACCAACCACGTCCTTGTGGATGCGATTGCGCATGGCCCACTCCTGCCAATCGTCAAAGTCCACATGCAGAGTGGCATGCACAAAGCGGTTGGCCAGTGGAGTTGGCATGTTATAGGCCACACCCTTGTCCTTCACCCGGTTGCCCGCAGCAATCATCACCACGTCCTTGGGCAGCTCGTAGGTGCCAATCTTGCGATTGAGAATCACCTGGTAGGTGGCAGCCTGTACGCTGGGTGGTGCAGCGCTCATCTCATCAAAGAACACAAGAGCGCGGCTGTTGGGATCAGTGGGAAGGTCTGTGGGGTTGCTCCAGCGGAAGATCTTCTCTGTGAGTGGCACACCCTGTTCGTTCTTGACCACGTTGCCCTGTCCATCACGGATGGTCACATCGACCAGATGCGGTAGCCCTCGAATGTCGGTAGCCTCCAGCAGCGGCAGTCGAATGTCAATCAGTGGACGATTCTGCATACGTGCCACTTCGGCAACGATGTCACTCTTGCCAATACCAGGAGGACCAGCCACAAACATCGGACGCTGCCGGTCAATGCAGTGGATGATCATGGCCTTCAGCTGGCTGGGGCTTACTGTGGTAACGGTGGTAATCTTGTCTTTGGCGCTCATGTTCTTGCCTCTGTTGGTGTTGTCTACATCAGCAATATACGCTAGATATGTCACACGTCAACAAAAAAGTTTTAGAACATGCGGCACCACACAGCGAGATCTCGATTGGCCATCTCTAGTTCGAGAGCTGTTTCGCTGCTGAACACATAGAAATTGTTCTTGTTGAGATAGTAGGGAGTTCGAAGATTTTGGTGCAATTTAAGGGCAAGAGTGCCACTATTCAGCACCAAGTTGGTGTCACCATCCAGAGGAATATGCCACACTTGGTAAACCTTCTTCAAGATGTTGAAACCCAGGTTGGTGCAGCGCAAGCTGGGAAAACCTGGCGTCCAATTCACAAAAACTGTCCTACAAAAACGGTCAAAATCTGCGTCGGCTGCCAGCAGATCGCTGTCTACCAAGTTTTCTTGCTGTGTCAACAGAAGAAAACGGTTGTAGATTACCTGGTGAGTTTTCATTTGGCTCCTGGATCAACCCTAGAGCTAGGTGTCATTTGATACACATCAAACTTGTCTGTTTTGAACAGCTTGTTCAATTTGGCAGCCAAATTGAGTGCATGACCCGGGCTTTCGGGGAAACAGGTGCGGCGATATTTGGGAGTTTGATCGCTGAGAAGGCTGTGAACAGCCTTGAGATTGATGGGCCGGCCCTCATAACACACCGAATAGATGGCTTTCACAGCCAACACTTGCTCGGTTATGTAGCTTTTGGGATTGGTGTGACTCACTATCACTTTTGGTTTGGGTCGGCTCATCTTTTTGCTCGGTCTTAATCTGCACTATTTAAGACCAAGCGGGGTGTTAAGCAGCCTCTTGCTCAACTCCAGTGGAGGCGCGACATTCTTCAAGAATCCTAGCTAGGATATTTCTCTTGGCTTCTGCGGTGAGCTTTTGCTCAAGATAGGTGCTATTGATGTTGCTGTAAACCCTATCAACTAGATCCCAGTTGGGCTTTTTGAGCCGCTCCACAATTTCTTGATTGAGACTTCGTATGGTCACAGTGGCTGCGTCTCGATCAACTAGACTGTTGTAGACCTTGCTGTTGAGCATGTACCAAAACCACATGGTAACAAAAAGATCTTTGGTCACCACCCATTCGTTTGTGGCAACTAGAGAAACGGTGTCTCCCCCTTCTGTTGGGAAACATCCACCAACAGGTGTGCCACTCAGTTGGCTTGCTAGCCTCAACTGATTGATGAGTTCTGGATCTAGTAGTTGGTTTGCCAATCTGATTCTCCGTTGACCAAAAGATCGGCTGCCTCAAGCAACAGTTCGTCACTTGCTTCAAATCCGTAGATTTGATATTTGAGCACACGCAAGGTGAGATTTTTTTTGACTGTGCTAGTTCTAGGTGTGAGTTTGCGAGTGGTCAAGCTGATCAATGCCTCTGGGCTAGCAACCACAGTATGCCCGTCTGTTGCAAAACAGCTCACGTCAAAATCAAAATCATTCCACAGTTCGGAGACACTGTTGCTGAAGCGTGTGTTGATCAGCTGAACCTTGATCACGTGCCCAAGATACGGCACGTGATAGGTATCAGCGTTGGGGGTGGAGATGCTGAGGTAGCCAGAACTCTCCTTGCTGGTGAACATGTTCTCAAAATCGTCAAGCGACGGTCGGTCTCGGACACCGATTATTGTTTCAAACTGTGCCTGCCAACGTCTACGTTGCTGCTCGTCTCGAAAGAACACGTCTACATCAGCTGCCATCCAGTGTTGGTTGCACCACGCTCTACGTGCTGCACCACCAGCTACAACAGGACCAGAGTCCAGGCTGAGAGGAGGCAAACCAGCTAGAAATTTGCCCAAATCACTGGGTGCCAAGAGTTTGCTGTGCATCATCGGAAACCTCCGCCATTGAGACTGAGATCCTGTGAGGGAAGATTGGCTACGGCTGACACCAATCGTTCTTGACACAGCAGCAGTTTTTGTGCTAGATCCCGCTCTTGATTGAGCACAATAGCCAAGCTGAGTGCCAGTGCATCTGCATCCTGCATGCTCAAACGAATTTCCTTGCTGTTGAAATCTCGTGCTGTTTTTACCATTCGTAGAAATTTGTCCACTGCACTGGTGTTCCAGTTGTCTGTCACGGTGAGGTGCCTCCCAATTGAACTTCCTTGCGATTCAATTCTTTGTTCTTTTGAGCCAAAACTGTGTTGAGTTCCAGCTTGGTTGAGAATGGACCCACATGATCATACTCGCTCAAGGTTGCCATCTTGGGACAAAAAGCTGCCGTCCATGCATGAGAGAATCGTAAACCCCAATAGCCAGCTGCAAAGCGCACGCTGCTGCCCTCTTGTTTGGTATAGCTGATAGTGGGCTCCATTTCTGTGTCAAAGGCCTGTTTGTGTTTGATGGGCAAGTGAGAGATCATTTGGTCACCTGCCTCTTCGGCTTCTTCTGTTTTCACAAACTCGATTGCCCAGTTTTTGGTCTTGCTGAGATCCTCTAAACTAACAAAGGCTTCAACATTTTCTCTGGTGATCAACCGATAGTTGCCCGCGCTTTGACTCAGCAAACCTACTCGATTTCCCCACTCAGTGAGAATCCAGCTTTGATCCGTGAGTGGTTGTGCTTGAATCTTTTTCACTGTTGGAGACAACCTTCCATGCTTTTCGTTTAACTTGTGCCTGACGTTCTGTAGTCCATTGCTTCAGCAAGTTTGCAACTTGCAGCAGATTGTGCCAACTGCCTTTGTCAAAATTGTTGGGCATTTTTGCACGATAACTGTTGAGCTGACGACGCAAGCGAGTGCCCCAACTGTTGGTAGCATCGTCAAAGGGATAGATCACATAGGTATATTCTTGATGTTTCACTCGCAAGTCAACATCAGTTCCTTCACGTATCCATATGCTGCTGCAATTGGCGATCACATTTTCTTGCCAATCATATGCCCATGAAGTGACGGCTATCAAGCCCGAGTGTTTTTGTGAAAGAGCCATCCACACCCTCAATAAGTCGAGGCTGTCGCTGTTGGGCACAACCGTCTTGAGCCACCATCCTACTCCGGGATGATGGCCTTGCCGATAGTGAGTGATCTCTGGTGGTATGGAGCTGTCAAGAATTTCCCACACACCGTCGAAGTTCATCAGTTATTTAGATTCTGACTCCAGGAGAGGGCCTTGGTAGCCCTTGCTAAGGCAGGTGCTGTAGTCGTGAGCATGTTGTTGAATTTTGACAAGGCCCCACTGACTTGCAAACTTCATCAATGCAAAGCCGATCTGTTGATGAGGATTTGCATTCACTGCGGTGCGGATGGTTTGATCAAACTGTTCCCGTAGTGAGTCGGGTTGTGCTGTGAGATCAATCAACACACGATTGCGTTCGTAGGCATCTCTCACACGAATTTCTTCTCCTAGGTGATCTGTCCACCGGCTGAGCATGAGATTGTTCCAGGCATATCCTTGCTCGTGCCTGTTGTCAAAGGCTTCTTGCAAACGCTTTTTGCGCACACCTGGATAGGCACTCATCACATTGTCACTGTCGTCGCCGCGTATGATTTTTTCAAACAGCATCCATTGTGGATTGGGCACACCTAGTGGCTCATTCTTTTTGTTTACAGCAGGTTGGCCATCCTTGTCCCACACGCCCATGTCTGTATAGAGCAAACCTGCAATACCGTTGTAGATCTTCACGTTTGGTGCCAGCAGTTGAAGAAAGTCGCTGTCGGTGCTCACTATCACATGCTGATCATCCGGATGCAGCGCAATCCAGCGTGCAATCATGTCATCTGCTTCTCCGTTGGGATCACGAAGCACAGTGGCATTGGTTCGATCACGTAGAAAATCAGTGAGGCTGTTGAGAGCTGTGAAGAATTTGGTATCTTCTTCAATTTCTACAGGTGTTCGTGCAGCAGCCAGCTCACGTCGATTGGCCTTATAGGGCTTGTAGTAGTCCTTGCGCCAGCTCCTGCCTTCTAGTGCAAATACCGTATGGTCTGCCTTGAATTGATTCCAAACCATACGGATGCTGTTGAAGATGATGTGTATGGCCAAGCCAATGGTGGTGTCAAAATCTGGAGCCCTTGTTCCAAATCTGACGCGAAGTGCCAAATTCGTCGTATCAACAATTACGTGGGTGGCCATCAAAGTTTCTCCTTCAAGTATGACAATAAGTTAGGGATGACCGTGTGTCAACATAAATAAGTGTGGTCCACGAGTCTGGAAGCTCTCCGACCACTCTAAACGCTTTCAAGGAGCATTCAGCATGAAGTTACCTCAATACGATGGTAATCTAAATCCCAACACAATATATTTAAGCAACAAATATACTAGATGGTATTACTGCATAATAAATTATGCAATGGCAAGAGATCCAAATTCTATAGGATACAGAGAAAGACATCACATTATTCCTGAATCGTTTTATATAAACAGGATAAGACAAGGCCCTAAAGGTTGGCTAGAAGGTAATCCGAATGATATCAGTAACATTGTTACTTTAACACCAAGGGAGCATTTTATATGTCATTGGTTGCTGACAAAAATGGTAGTAGGCGTTGCCTATACAAAAATGGAGCGTGCTCTTACATATTTTCAAGTAGCTTCAAAGTATCAAGAACGCATCTTATCATCTGGACAATATGCCAGGATAAAACTTGCAGCTAGTTTAAAAGGTTGTGAGGAAGAGACTAGATCGAAGATTAGCAAGGCGAATACAGGGAAACGTCGAACAGAACAACAATGCCAGGCACAATCAAGGCGACTGAAAGGAAGGCACGGTACGGCTATCAACAAACTATGGTGGAACAACGGTAGTGTGTCAATTCGTTGTCAGCGGCCACCGGGAGATGGATGGACAAGAGGACAACTTAAAAAGAAGAATACGATGTCTTGGTGGACTGACGGGATTATTAATATAAGATCTAACGAATGCCCGGGTCCTTCATTTCAAATAGGTAGACGTGTCGAAAAGGTCTGGAACAATGGGCATCAGTGCGTACAATCTGCCGCGTGCCCGGGCCCAGGATGGGCACGCGGGCAAATAAAAAATAATAGCAAATGGTGGAATAATGGAAGCAAAGAGGTGCAGAAGACCCAATCACCTGGTGTTGAATGGATACCAGGGCGGTTAAAAAAGACAAGCAACACAATGTTTTGGTGGAATAATGGTGTGGTGCACCAAAGATGTGAAATCGCGCCTGGTCCAGAATGGGTAAAAGGCCGAATTTATTGGCGTAAACCAGTCACGTGACTGTCCGGCAAACGGATTTCATCATCTAAGCCGCTCCTAGGTTCATTTGCTACTTATAGCACATGAGTATGTTGTGTCAAACTAGCTGTATTCGCTGCGCTTTTTCTTGGGTTGTCGACGGCGACTCACTGGTGCTGGGCTCACAAAGCTGGGATCATCCTCTGCCAGTTCGGCAGCCACACTCCTACAAACATCGTTCAACCAACGCTCAACAACTTCTTCGTCAGTGGTTCCTTTGTAGTTGTTGTTGCGCAAGAACGTAACAAATGCTTCGTTGTAGTCTAGCTCAAAATAACTCTTGCTGGGATCACTTGGGTCCCATTTGATATCTGGCATAGCTACCCAAGGTTCTCCGCGTAGATCAGCAACTTGTCTATCGTGAGCTTGTTGAGAGATTTTGTTGTGTTTGAGCTCTACACCCAGCAGAGATATCTCACGTTCTGTGCCTGCAGGGGCAAGCTTGGCTCGCTCAACGTCATACTCATAGTCTGTGACGGCACCATGTTGGCGACGAGCTTCAAGAATGGCTCTATCTCTATCCGCGCCTGGCTCGTGATTGATCTCTGCCAAACGAATGGCCAAAGCCAGCCCTTCTAGTTCGTATTCAGCTTGGGCAATCTCTCGGGTACGGCCTCTCAGTCCCCAGTGGCCCGGAAGCCAGCCAAATGGTATTTTGGTTGTCATGTTTTGTCCTTGAATCTGTTTGGTAACACATATGAGAGATCACTCAGATCAAACATATAGTCTGGTGCTGAAAGTGGCACTGCATATCTCACTAGAGGATGGACGTATTTTTGATGCTCGGAGATTGGGCATTCAGCTACACGCTTGGCTAGAGTGGAGAGATTGGTGGGATCTTGCCCGTAGGAGATGGTGAAGAATCCTCTATTCTCCACCAACAGTTCGCCACTTTCGCTATACCAATCAAATCTTACTGGTATGCTCACTGTTAAGCCAAACTTGCATAGAGGTGGATTTGGAGATTGAGTATCATGCCATGTGTAGCACAATAACGTGCAGCATATTCATGGTTGGCTTGGTTTGCCTGCATATTCAAAAGGCCTTCTTGCCAAAAAGAAATCACCTCATCAACAGTGCTGCGTTCTTCGAGAGAGATTTGGTTCTTTTCTGCACGAAGTTGTTTGCTCTTTTGAGGCAGATCATTGTAGACATTCATGGGACTTACAAACACAACCTTGCCTGTGTCGTGTTTCCATTGGTGTGCCCATTCAGGCACAGTGTTGTAAGGAGTTTCTTTGTCTGCACTCATCACAAACTTCAAACAGTCTGCTCGTGCCAGCATTTCTGCGCGAGGCTCAAGATACTTCACAGCCCTACCATTTTTCTCGCTGCACTTGGGACTTACCACCAATGTGGTCTCCGGTGGGATGGGCTGCATAATGGTGCCATTGCTTTCAATCTGTGTTTTTGCAAAACGCTGATTCATACGCTCAAGGAAAGGGACCAGATTCTTTTGCAGCATAGGTTCGCCACCGGTTACCACCAACACCATCTCTCGCTTCTTCAACGCACTCATCGGTTGGGTTTCTTTGCCAGGGATTGGTACTCCGCCCCAAAGATCGCGTGCCCAGATGGGCACATTGCCTTCAAAATAGTCCTCAATCACCTGGTCAATGCGCTGTTCGATTTCTGCGACAGTGAGCCAGTCACCATCGTCAAAAAAAGTGTCGCAGAAACCGCAGGCTAGATTGCACTTGGCCAACCGCACAAACACAGCAGGTTCCCCACGATAAGGTCCTTCTCCTTGCAATGTATAGAAAATTGAGGTAACAAACAGTTTGTCTCCGGCATCCTTGAAATAGGATTGACCGACTATCGCATTTCTTCCGAACAAGCTAGTTCTCCTTGATATGTGTTATTGTGCAGTGGTAATGCTGCTGTTTGCAACAGCTTCGTCTAGCAACAGAATAAATTTTGCTCTATCAATTGGCTGATAAAAGCCAAACTTGGCAGCAAGTGGATTGTATTTGCTGGCATAGAAGATGTCGGTGCAATTGATGTTGCACCACTCAATCAGTTCTTCAATAGAAACACTGTCACTGCCCGCAGGTGGAGTGCGGAATTGAGGTAATTCCACACTCACACTGTTGCGTAAGAATGCGCTGAGAATGTCATGAGGCAGATTTACGCTCATGTCCACTTGACGAATCACAGAGTATCTCATCACACGTTCTTGAGATCAATTGCGTTGAAGAACTCGCTTCTAGTAGCAGGATCTGCCTTGAACACACCACCAAGCTTGCTGGTAACTGTGCTGGCATTGGTATCTTCTACACCCCGGTGGCTCACACAAAGGTGGCGAGCATTAATCACCACAGCAATGTTGGGAGTTTCGAGGATATATTCAAGAGCGTGAAACACTTGCTCAGTGAGACGTTCTTGAATTTGAGGTCGACGTGCAAAGTACTCACAAACTCGCGGAAGTTTACTTAGACCCAGCACTTTCTGTCGTGGAATATAAGCGATGTGAGCAAGACCAAGAATTGGCACGAAATGGTGCTCGCAGTTGCTCTTGACGGTGATGTTCTTTTCGATCACCATTTCGTCATAGCCCATTTTGTTGTCAACTGTGGTGCACTTGGGAAACGCATCCCAATCGAGGCCCCAAAAAATTTCCTGGACAAACATTTTTGCTACACGAGTGGGTGTTTCAGCTAGACTATCGTCTCTTAAGTCGAGCCCCATTGCACTCATGATGTCACGAAACTTGGTTTCGATGATGTCAATCTTGTCTGTGCGACTGAGGTTGTTTTCAATTGTGGGAGTTTCTACTCCACACTTTACTAGATGTTCATGTACAGCACGTCCCAGTTCGGGATCGCATTTGGTACGGTTGTAGGCCATAGCTCAGTTCTCCTTTTCAACGCATCTATCGTTTATGCGCAACGGACCATTATGGTCAGCTTGTCACCATTGTGTGACAAAAGTATTTAAGATTGTAGACAGCAGTTTGCACTAGGTCAACTCGCTAGGGCTTAGACGATGCCAAATTGATGGTATCAATGCCGCTGTTGACGGTGATGGTTCCAGCGGAGGCGATTCCACCTGTGATGCTCACTGGCTTGGTCCAGTGGCCGTGATTGCTGATTGTCACAGTGCCAATTGTGGCGAGAGAAGGGTCATAATAAAAGCCGCTCTCTTTCACCAGACGCTGATGCTCTTCTAAGGCAGCTTGCATTTGCTCATTGGTGTGACTGAGAGCAGCTTGTGCAGGAGATTCTCCCGAAACAAAACAATAGTTGAGCAACAGTTTTGTATGTTCTATCTCGCCTAGCATCTTTTGACGTTGTTGGCTCAGTCGAGATATCTGTTCCCTCAGTTTGTTGATCTGTTGATCAACACGACTGGGACCTTTGCACAGTTGGCGATAACGCCGTGCCAGTTGATTGAGTGTTTTCAAATTTTGTTCCTTATGACATTGGTGCTCTTGGGCAGCAACAGATCATTTATAGACAGGTGCTTGAAATGCTGATCAAAAATTTGATGATAATATTTGTTGAGCACATCAAAGTCAGTGTTCTTTGTTGCTACAGCAATTTCTTCAAACGATCCACTCAGCTGAGCTGCAATAGGATCTTCTCCTGTGTCAATGCAGTGATTGAGCAGTTGTTTGGCATTCTTGAGCTGTTGTTCAAGATCTCTAGTCTGTTGTTCAAGACTTCTAAGTGTTCTAGCAGCTTCGTCCTTGCGTTCACGAGTGGCAGCCACTTCCTGTTGCAGTTCAACAATCTTTTGAACATGTGCAAAAAGACTGTGTGCCATAGCTGAGTCGCTCATAGTGTTTGATCCTTTGTATAAGCTGTCCAGTCTGTGTAGACCTTGGGGTCCATCAATTGATGCAGCCTATGACACCACACGCCCGGATTGCTGGCGTCAAATCCTTTGTCATCAATCTTCACTGTTGTGTTGTAGTTGAATAGGCCAATGTAGGGTATCTTCACGCTGATCATGGGCACAAACCTGTTGCTCTCGCACCAGCCGCCGTCGGCTACCCATTCCGCCCAACGCACGTCAAAATCAAAAGCCACCCAGCAGGTGGCATTTTTCACTACACCATCAATAGTATCTATCCATGCGTCTAGCTGTTGTCCATCAAAACTTTGATTGGCACCAAGATAGATTTGCTCAACCTTGCTGCTTTCGGCCAGAGCCAAAATCTCTTGGCTTGGCTTTGGGCCAACTACAAAAAGTGTGGAGCGTCCCAGAAGAGGACTGTGCTCCACTTCTTTGCCTAAGAAGTAATCCACTTGTTTGTTTGCGGGTTCTTGATAAGGTCGTTTCATGTGTGTAGTGTATGTCATCACCGTTGTGTGTGTCAAGCGATTTGTTCGAGGCTCATGCTCAATTTGTAGTTGTTGGCATCCATGCCTGTGCCGTTGGCCAGCAGGTTCCAGTTGGCTTCAATCAAGCCCATGGGATTCTCACTGGAGAAAACTTCTTCTATGAGATCCCGCAGTTCTAGCACCTCGCTGGGCAGATGCTGCCGTGCCACACTGATAGGCTGATCCATCCACCAACAAGCTTCTTGGCAGGCTCGAATGTGCAGCTCAACATTGTGGTTCATCAACAGCAGATAGCTGAGCCCATCTAGCGCACTGGGATATTTCTTGTTGCGCTGTTGAAACTGACGATACTCAACAATGCCCAATGCCTGTTGCAAAGCTTCTACAGTGGGGTCCAGTTCCTTGGCTGACAGATCCTCATAACCTTTCACACAAATGTCGCCCAGTGTGATACGTTTGCTGATTTCACTTGATGTCACAACTGGTCTCTCTACCAGTTGATGATCAAACAGGCTGTCAAAACTGCTGTGTTCTTTCATGAGCTTGCCGGCCTGCAACTGTTCTAGCGCATAGTCATGCAGCAGTTGAGTGCTGCCCTTGAGTTCTTTTTTGTCGGGAATGGGTCCGCCTTTGAATGCCATCTGAGAGGGATTGACCACATAGGTGTTGTACATCTGTCCTTTGGCAGTCATCACAAATGGACTGGCAGCATCATAGCTGAGAGTCACTCGCGGATTTACTGTTTTCCGCAAACAACGTTGAATGGTAGTGATGGTTGTTGAAGCCTTGATCTTGCCATTGCCCAGATAGTGGATCCAGTCTCTG